GAGGCCGACGTCCCCGCCGCGGGAGTTGATGCGGCAATCGATGGCTGCGTCTTGGGGAATTTGTTTGAGTTCATTGAGGACGTCCTGTTCGGTATCGCTGATGGTCCAACGCTCGTAATCGACGTATTCGCCGATGATGCCGCGGATGGTGATGGCGTAACGGCCGGAGGCCTGTGCGCGGATCTGAAAATCGAATGGGCGCTTGGAAGATTTCATGCGTTCTGGGGTTCGGGCTTTTTCTTCCCGTTTTTCTTTTTCGGCGCCGCCGCGGGATCGCCTTCAAGCGTGCCGGTTTCCTTGGCGGACTCGCTGGTGGCCATTTCGAGGGAGAGGTACTCCTTGAACTCGCGCGCGCTTTCGAAGGGAGTTTCGATTGGGATGCTGGAGATATCCAAACGGCGCTGGCGGACCTCTTTATTGATCTTTTCCCATTCCTCGCCGCCGTCCTGGGCGGTTTCGCCCCAGTATTCGTCCCAGCTCAGCAAGCCGGAGCCGACGGCCGCGCGGCGGTCCTGGTCTTTGTTGCGGTCGACGGTGAGGCTGCCAGTGAAATGCCATTCCAGCTCGTTCCAATCCGGAGGAATCGGAGTTTTGAAAACGCGGTCCTCGATGCCGCCCTTAATGAAGTATTCGGCGATGTCCTGCAGGTCGTTTTCGAAATCGCTCTGGAAAATGGCAACGAGCTTTTGCGCAATTTGCAGATCGCGCCGGATATCGGTACCGCCGATGTCGATCGGGAGCAGCAACGACGGCGGCAAACCGGTGGACAACACAATCAGGTTGGCCAGGAATGCCATAAAACCTTCCCACGCGCTGCCTGGGCGCTTGGGCTCGTAAGGCGTGTATTTGTCCCCCGTCTTCAGAATCACGGCGCCGCCCTGGAATTTCGTGTTGTAGTACTGAGTGCGGGCCGTATCGTCCGCCGGCAGGCTCATGGGCGTGGGGAAATTTCCGGTGCCTTCACCGAAAGGCAGTTTCAGCATGGTTTCCGGATCGAAATCGCCGGTGGCTGTCTGAATGATGTCCTGCTTGCTCGAGGCGTCCTTCACAGCGGCTTTTTCGAGAGCCAGAATGTCTTTTACGTCGTGTGCGGTGTTGATGGCAGCCGCGAGGATGGTTTCGCCGCGGACTTGTTCATCGCGCTCGATGATGGCGTGGTGAACAACCAGGCTCTCGTCCACCGGCGCGTCCATTCCGAGAAAGCGGTACGCCTTGGGATAACCGGTCTCGTAAAATTCAATGCCATCGCCGCCGCCGGTTTTATCCGTGGCCTTGGCGAGGTAGGAATCTGAGTTGCCGAAAACGAGCTGGTTTTTCGCGCCGGGTTTTCCGCTGCCACCGGTGCAACGATGCCATTCGAGGCCCTGAATTTTATCCTGCTTGGTCCGGGGATCGTGAACCAACACGGTGAAGCTTTCCCCGTGCTTCATGATGCCCGTCATTTTGACGCGCTGATAATTGCCAAAGGATTTTTTGTTATCGACGCACGGCCGGCGCAGTTTGTTTTTCAAAAACCCGCGCAGCTCGGTGTTGAATTCCTTGCTCGAGCTTTTGGGTGTGGGGAACGCTCCGACACCAACGATCAATGTCACCATGCGGCGGACCACCGCGCGGATGATGGGAGAATTTTTCCAAAGCGCTTCGCCGCGTTTGTTCAGCTCATACCGCGTGAACCGATCCAAGTCGGCTTTCGCGTCCTGGACGGGTTCCCAGATCCAGGAGCGATTTGGGGACCAGCGCGAGGACTCATACCATTGCGCCCTGGCGTGGCGCGTTCGAGGCGTCATGCCGGCAATGGTGATTTCGCGTTGAGAACGGAGGCTCACGGGGTCAAATACATGTAGTTATTGGTGAACCCTTTGATCGTGGGGAAGCGGGCCCACATGGCGGCGACGAATGCGGAGGCAATGGCATCGCCGTCCTCCTCTTCCACTGTGCCGGCGGCTTTGACGGCCGCGTAGGCTTCCAGGAGGATTTCGAACAGTTCCTGCAGGGCGGATGGGGTGAGGCCGATCGGATCATCAGCCGACATCGGAATATGGAACGACGTGGCGTAGCCGGCGCCGCTCGAAGATTGGACGGTCCAGCCGGTGCCGACATTTTCCCATTGGCCGCTCTGGCCGGTGTTCAGCGCTTCGAGAAAGGTGTCCGCGCCCTTTTTAGCCTGGTTCCAAACCAGGCGGATGACAGAACGAATGAAGCGCTGGGAGAACTTCACGAGATCGAGGAGGACGAGAACGAAAATACAAACGGCGCGTACACCTCACGTGTACGCGCCGTAACGAATGCCGCAATGGCGGCTCCCACTAGTATTGCATTTGACTCCTTGGCGTTGACGCCTCTTTGCACAGACGCCATTCACGCATAAACCGCAGGGAAAGTGTTAGCCGCACATCAAGCACATCACGCGGATAACGCAGAAAACTCAATTAACGCAATAACCGCAAAGAACGCAGTTAACGCAAAGGTGGAGAATCTAACTAGATTCTGTTGGCGGTGCAGATGCGCGCAAAGTAATCAGCCAGCCAATCCTGAAAAACGAGATAGGCGGGATCCGGAGGCTTAGTGGTGAAACACTCGAGAAATTCCTGTTTCAATTTCAGGCGCTGCCGTCGCTTGGCCCGGCGCCAACGTTTGGAATTAAACCGCATGGTGTATTTCAAAGCGGTATTTGATTTTTTTGAGGGTCGCATCCCGCAGGGAAAAACCAATCGCCTCGGAACCAGCATTTCTCGAAGACGAGGTTGCGAGCAATCATCCACCCTAAAACATCGCGGGCGGTCCAGTAGGTGGGAAAGAAAACGTCCACGCGAAATCACTTTATTGCGGCCCTTGGATCCAATTGCGCGCGGCGTTCGCGGCGGCTATCCAGGCAAGCGCCTGTTTCTGTTTCTCGGGATCCGCTCGGAAGGTTCGCCAATCCGGGAGCGGATCGCCGTTGAAGGCCTTGCCACCAACCGCGGTGGAATAGGCGGTGTACATTTCGCCGGCGAGATTGATGATGTATGGGTGCGCGTTCATAACAATGGCAATAGAATGGCATTGTTATGCGCCAGGCGCAGGTGGCAAATTGAATCCGTTTGGCCGCACAATCGTCGGGCGTTTGTTTTGAGCGGCCGCGCGCGCCAAGTCTTGAAAATGACGCGATACCTCCAGCTTCTGCAGTTCCAGGCAGCCAACCAATTCCTCAACGGACATTTTGCGCTTCAATACGCCGTCAGCCACAGCGCGTTCGACCAGTTTGCCCAGCTCGGTGCCAAATTCAGATGCATTCATGTTTCTATTTCCGTCCCGGTTTTTTTGGGCTCCGGCGCCTGTTTTGATTCGTATTCCCCGCACCAATCATCATACAAAGTCTCCGGCCATTTCGTTTTCAGATCGGTGGAAACGAAGAACAGTGTTGCGATCCCTCCCCCATCCGTTTCCGGAACTACCTCGGGAGAAAAACGCCGGCATTGGCCTTTCTCCTTTGAGCCTTTGAACGCAGTCCAATATTTGCAGGTTTGGCAGGTCATAACGTTTAGGAAACAATAATTACTCCGTCTTTCAAAGTATATTTGGCATGATAAATCTGCCAGTATTGGGTGAGTGCGATCTGCGCGCGCATCGCGGCATTTTCACGCTTCAGTTTTTCCAGTTCCAGCTTCCGGCGATTACTCAGGGCCCGGGAATAAATGACAACACGCTCGCTCATGGTTCGTTCATTTTGTTTTTGCGGAGGCATTCCCGGGCGGGATTCGCGTGATAGCGCACGGGACGCGCGCAGGCCTGGTCCCGGCATTGGTCCAGGCCAATGCGGGATTCAAGGCGGGCGATGGTATCGATGGATACTTCGTTCGCGGCCGCGATTTCCTTGCGAGTGATGTAGCGGCTCATGAACCTTGCGGTTTGCCATCAGCCGGCGGGACGCTCCCAGGGGCGCGTTCGTAACGGAAGATGCCTTTCCAGACGGCATACGCCGCGGCGTTTTTCTCGCAATCGTAAAGGTGATTCGGCCGGGCGCGGCTCTGGCTGCCGCCGCCTTTCGCGGGCGCGTCCCAACAATTCAGCGTGGAATTCCAGAAATAGCCTTTCATGTGGCGGTTGTATTCCGCCAGGTTCACCTTCCCCATTTTGGAATCGTAGCCGGTGAACTGAACGCTATGCGCGAGTTCCCACGCATACTTTTTCCGGATCTTGGCGAGCTCACTCAAGGCCCACTGCGCATCAAACTGGAAAACGTAGTGGAGATATTTGCGGGCATCGATGGTGCCTTTGTAGGGGTCATCGATGACCAGGCCGTACGGGAGGCGGATCTTATCTTTGTTGGGCCACACTTTGTGTTCCGGAAAACCCATCACGGGACGCCAGCCGGCGAGCGCGAACGGTTTGCCGCCGGGAATTGGCGAGGGAAAGAATCGTCCGCCGGCGCCGATGGGCATGAAATAACAAAACCCGGCCGGAACGCAGCGGCGGAAGCATTCGGCAAAGACTTCAGAGTTATCACGCTCGCCAAAGCGGGCATCGATGATGACGTCCGTATTCGCGACTCGTTGGCGTTGCTGGATTTCGTTGAGCTCGTCCCACGAATCGGCGGAGCCAATCTCGAGCGCCTGGCTATCGCCCTGACGGCCGAGGTTCACATTCACTTCTTTTTGTTTGGCGACGAATTCGAGGAGGCGGATGAGATCGGATTGGAATTCCTCCCGGAAGAATTGCGCCAAACTTTTCCCGGTCAACGTATTTGCAATCAGCCAATCAGCGATCGCGGGCCAATGATCGGTGCGTTGGACTGGGGCGAGAATGGTGTGGGGGGAATAAACACCTGCAGCGGCCGGGACGGCGGCGGCCCCAGGAGAACCGGCGAGTTTGTCGACCAGGGCTTTTTGATCCGACGGCAGTGATTTGAGGAAGGCGGTTTGTTGTTCGGCGGTCCGCGCCGGCCGGAGTATGGAGGCGATCCACTCTCGGACGATGTACCAGAATTTCGGATAGAGTTGCTGGTGATCGATGGAAAACGTTTTCGTCCGGAT